AAGTAAGATAAAATCATCTTCACTAGACTCTGTTATTTCAACTGTTGTATTAAAATCAGCCATTATTGAAATCCTATTTAATTAAAATTCTTATTTATATTCATTGACACCCTTTCAAACATAAACTACATTTTACGTACAATATACTTCCACCCAGAAGGTGCAGTTGATTGAAGTGTAGGGAATGTTGTCCCATAGTAATCATACAATTCAGGGTAAAGTGTTTCGTCTATTGTTGCACCATCAACCCAATCTAATGCAATTGTTGGAGTAGTTTTTGTATCAGGGATTAATTCAGGAGATTGAGGTATACTTTTTGAATGTAATGTAACAAGTCTTAAAATTGAATTAAGTTGTTGTGCAGTAACCACATCCTCATATAACCAACCATATTCATATTCTTCTGGAAGTATATCCCTACGTTGGTAAGAGTTTGTTGGTACATGAAGTTCTAAATTTTTAGACCAAATATCTAATTCTTGTATTGCCATTGTTATTCCTTAAAAATAAAAGGAGCAACTAAGCCCCTTTATATAGTGTTGTTAAAAATTTCAGTAATAACGACTCGGTCTTACCCCATTTACAGTTAAAACCCCATTTTCATTTGTTACATAGTCTCTAAGCGCTTTGCGCTGACTTCGGATTTCTTCTTCTGTCATTGTCGCACGCTCGTCGCCGTCTTTTAATTTACTAAGCATTTCATCGAGCTTTACCAGTTCAGCTTTTACCCAAGATTGCTCTTGCTCTGCGAACCGCTGATTTTCGAATTCACGCATGGCTAGAATTGACTCTTGCATCTCTTTATCTAGACCTAAATTATTCATGTACTCATTTGAATAATCTGTATGTGTTTCTTTGTTGTAGATATAGCTCATTTTGACCTCACGAACGGTTGATTGAATAATGATTTGATTAGGTTGTGGGAGTTAGCGTGTCTTGCGTGCCCTAGCCATGATTGTATTTTTAGCCTGACGTCTTTCACTGACAGCTCGCCCTCAGCATACTGCTTTCTGTACTTCTTTATTTTGCGTTTGATTCTCTTTACGCTCGACTTTCTTAATAGCCGATGATCTCCATACATTCGGTAGCCTAGAAAATCCAGTGCTCGCCCGTTCTTTTTGCCGATTGGGAATACTTGCGTTTTACTGTTGAATTTAAGCTTAAGCTCGCTATTTACAAACTCTTCAGTTAGATTTCGAATTCTGTGTAACTCTTTTTTGTCACCCGATATAACAACAAAATCATCCATGTACCGGCAGTAGTTTTTCACTTTGAGCGTGTGCTTCATGAATCTATCTAGCTCGTTTAAATAGATATTCGCGAATAATTGGCTTGTTAGGTTGCCTAGAGGAATGCCAACGCCATCACCATCACTTGGGCTATGATCGATGATGTAATTGAGCAACGCTTGAGTTCGTGTGCATTTTATTTTTATTGCAATCAAGCGCTTTAATATTTCGTGATCGATGCTTGAGAAATATCGATATATGTCAGCTTTGAAAACGTACGCTTTCCCGCTTTCTCGCTCGACTTTTCTTATCATCGATTGAGCCCTATCTGCGCCTTTATGTGCACCTTTGTTTCTTCGGCATGCGTATGAGTCGTAGATATATGTCTTATCGCAAATTGGCTCGATGATGTTATAGATCGCTCGATGAACGACTCGATCGTAAAAAGTTGGGGCTGATATCAGCCTACGTTTTGGTTCAAAGACAAAGAAGTGATGATATGGCGAAACTGTAAACTCGTTCCACATCAACTCATTTTGAATTTGAATCACGTTCTCTTCTAAATGATTAAAGAAATCCAATGTCGATTTCTTTTTAGCTTTTCCTTTTCTGCATTGGTATGCAGCTGAAAGAATGTTTTCAAATTGATAAATTTGCTCGTAGAGGCACTCCGCTGACGCATCAGCGGGCGCTTGGTCTTTTTCGGCAATAGCCGAGGCGAATGCATCCTTTTTAATATTGCACTGGCACAACTCCGTGGAGTTGATGCTTCTGGCTTGATAAAGAGCGGGACGGAAACCACGATTAGTGTTGCGATTGGTGCGGTCATTGTTCAGATTGAGCGCGGCCACGCCCGCATTGGACGTGTTGTTCCAGTTGCCACCACGGATCGGGAGTCGTATCATAATGCATCCGCCTTTTTTGAATTAACTGACTTCATCCATCCGCCTGTCATTTTTCCCATTTCAATAATAAATGAAATCCAAGCTTCGTATTTTTTGATGTCGATGTATCGCAAGTCTTTTGCAAGACGAACCTGTCTAAGCAGGACTGCTATCTCGATATCAAGATCAGTCAATGTTGTCTTTTTATGGAATTTTTTTAATGCAGTAATAATCAGTCTTTGTATTTTTAGCATTGTGATTCTGATTTCTGCACCGAGAACATGTTTCTCGTGCTTTGGAAACTGCTTTAATGCAATATAGCCATATTGGATCATTTCATTGCAGCGAGATTCGAGTGTTAACGTTTCATGCTTTCCTGGCATCACTTCACCACCTAACTTAAAAATATAAAGACTGAAAGAGCGCGCACTCTCGTGCGCAAAAATCAAGGTTCAATAATCAGTTACTCAAAATAAGCGGGACGGAAACCACGAGAAGTGCTGCGACTGGCGCGGTCACCGTCCAGAGCGAGCGCGGCCACGCCCGCACCGGACGTGTTGCTCCAGAAGCCACCACGGACCGGGAGCCGTTCACCATCGTTGTTGTAATAAAGCCGTCCGAGAGCTGCACCTGTTTCGGTGATCGTCTCAATCATTAACTGCTGGAGCAGTTGATTTGAGATGTACGTTTCTGATTTTCCAAGTGATGCCCACGTCACGTTCGTGCTCGTAGTGTCTAGACGTTCTGAGTTTAGCTTTAACCCGTCGTCAAGATATGCGGCCTGAGCAATCCAGTTAGCCTCAATCGGATCGTTGTTTTCTGAAACGATGATTTGACCGTCAACAATTTTCAGTCCGTCTACCCACTCCCAAATGTTGCCCACCAAGTCGGCGATACCTATCGCTGAATTGTTGTGATTCCACTCTTTAGCGCCTGTTCCTGTTAGGTTTTGAGCTGTACCGCTTGCGTCACCAACAATCAGTCCGTCTTGGCGTATTGATGTTTGGTGTTTTTTCTCATGAGATTGACCGTAGTACGTGTTACCTGTCGGCTGGTATTCATTCATCAGGCACCACAGCGCAATCGCTGCCCACTGGGCGTTGGTCATTAACCCCCAACCATCACCCATTGATTGACACTTCGCTTTTGCAGTATCGAAATCTTGAGAATCAAATGGGCGCTTAAACGGTGCTGATACCGGATTTCCACTTCCGTCATTTGATGCGACATACATACCAACTTCAAACCACGGCATTGTCGTACCATCAGGTCGAATAAAGCCTGGATGCGGCGCTTCTTCTGGTAGCCAATTTGTACCCAATACATCATTCACAATTTTGTTAGTGAACATCGGGATTTTGTACATCACGTTTTGATTGCCGTTTGCATCTAGTCGATTTACGACCATGCCACCTGTTACGTCACCGATTTTGCTCGCTGAATTAAATGCGATTTGCGCCTGCTCTGTGGCAATAGTGGCTTGTTCTGTAGAAGTAATTACATTTTGGTCAGTAATGTCTTTGTTATCACTAACTTCTTGTGTAAGATTACCTGTTTGAATCAAAAATTGTTCTGATTCATCACGAAAACCTTCTGCATCATCACGAGCTTGGGTTGCACCAGTTAGGATACTGTCTGCACCAGTGTTGATTTCATCATCAAGTTGTTTTAAGAATTCAGGGATTGTTGGTACTTGTCCGTTTTCAGTAGTAACAAATTCCCCTTCCGCACCATTAGCAACATCGTGTATTATTCCACTAGCATTTTCTGCTTTAGATGTAGCAGCTTCTAGACGTGCATCTATATCTTCATACATTTTTTATTGTCCTCTTTATTCTTTGACTTAAGATTGATTAATTGATAAATGAGCAGGTAATGTGTAGTTGGCATAGTTATAGATATTGTAACAAGTGTTTTCTAGATCCATTAACCAACCTGTCAAGGAGTACCCAATCACTAAAGTTTGAGATTGTTCATCAAAGTCAATAATCATATTAACCTTCTTATGTAATATTTTTAAGTTGAACAGTGATTAATCCAGTAGAACTTGCAGGTGTAGCACACTTAACCCATATTTCACCACTACCTGTTTCAACGTACTTACAAGATGCACTCCAGAAAGGTGGAGTAAGTAAAATACCATTGTTACTAGTATTATCTGTAGGGATAGTAGTGTTTTCATACATAAGTATTCCGACACTCCCTTTATTATTTACAAGAAATGAGGTTCCGACTGCTATACCACTTAAACTATTAAGACTTTGCCACTCAGAAGTGACACTGATATCCGGTATTGTTGTTGCCATTTTATAATCCTTTTATGAAGTGACTAAATCACTTGGAAGAGTTGTATTTGCGTAATAATAGATATTATCTGTAGAACTTTCTAAATTAATTAACCATTCTAAATCTGCTGGTGTTGAAGAATTTTCATTTAATTCCCAAGAAAGAAATCTTAATGAAGATAGTGAATTTTCTAAACTACCCTCCCAATAAGGTATATTTCTATTTCCTATAATAGTTGATGTGACTATGTTGGTTGTGGTACTATCACCTACTAGGAAAGGTTCATAAACAACTGTGTCACTTGTGACATTAAATTGTTCATAAATATCACCATCATCGGTTACTTCAAAAGGTTCAAGGGATACGTTAGGTCTTTCCCAAGCATTTAACAAGCAATTTGAATAGTAATCTCCTTTAACAACCCATCTAGTTCCAGAAGCTTTTACATTTTCAATTAATGTTTTAGCTGTTGAGTTGAAAGCATTTTTTCCTGAAAAGAATACGTTACCAAAAGCTGTACCTGATTCAATAATACGTATATCTGGACTTTCAGTTAATGCAAAAAATGCAGTATAAATACTTTCATATGTACTCTCTGCTGTGTTGACAATAACTTGAAATTTAAGGTTCTCTCTAAAAGTAGTGTCATCCATGTTACCTCTGGTGACACCGATGATATATCCAATCAGATCAAGTTGAACACCTTCAGCTAAATCAATATTACCTGCATCTAGTATTTGGAAAAAAGAATCCTCTATCTCTTGTAATTGTTTAAGAAATAATGTAGCAAATTTGACATGGTTTTCTCCAGATTGGAGTTCCCATACCATCCTACCTATACCAGTTTCCACTACATCAATAGGAGAAAAATCTGCCATATTAACCTCCTAGACTGAAACATTAACATGATCTAACTGGAAAATTACACTCTCAGTATTTTCTACAGGGATCCTTGTTGAACTATAAGTTGCAGGGGGGGTTACTGCACCTGATAAACCTATTTCTACAGTAACATCGTCTAATCCATCAACAGCAGCATAAATAGCAGAAGCAAACCTTTTAGGGATAACATCCTCACCAACATCTAAGTTACTGCCATAAGTTACTACCGCAGCAGCTATTAAATCCTCCCCGTTAGAAGGGAAATCTTCTTCAGAGTATATTGTATAAACAACATTGACATAAGCATAAGATTGTTCAGGTCGAGAAAAGTAAACTGTTTGTATGTTTCCTTGAACATCTTCCACAAGTCTTACAACATTTCCGTAAGTTTTAATTGTAGAAGACTTGGTATCCCAGATAGTTTGTGCTATAGTATTCTCATCACCACCTAATACAAACAACTGAAATGATTTAGGTGGCTGACCTGAAGGAAGGGTAGATACAGTATCGTTCTCTAGTATTGTAACACTTGTAACACCACTTATATTAGAGACACTACTTACTAGGGCATCGTTGGTTCCCACACCTGTGTTAGCCTTACGTTCCCCTAATCTTATACGATATTCTTCATCAGTTTCTTCTAAACGACCTAAGTTAAAATCTAAAGGATTATTTACAGAAATACTTCCTGTTGGAGTTGATTCAAATATTGTTAAAGTGTTTGCTAGGATAGTAACAGCACCATTTTCTATATTTTCTGCCCTAGTCACTAAAGATACAAAATCTATTACAAGGTTATTACTTGCAATTACAGATAATGAATTAGATCTTGAAACAGACGTTATCTCTATAATACCATTATTTTCCTCAACTGTAAAGGAATTAGCACCAGAAAGAGAAGTTATTAATGCATCTAATATTTCTTGTTCAGTAGCATCAGCATCACTTACAATAGAATAAGAAAAACCATTGATACTTAAAGTATAGGTTGCATTACTCACTATAGTAGATACGGAAATGAAAGCTTGGTAGCAAGATGTGTTGTCATAAACATTTCCTAATGTGGTTTCAACAACTGTATCACTTGTGTTACTTTTGATAGTTATGCCTTGAGGAACCTCTTCACCAACAATCCCTTTAAAAACTAAGACTCCTTCACTACCTGAAGCACCTAATCTATCTAAACCAATATAAGCACCAATTTTATCAAGGTTAATACCCTCTGCTTTAGCAATATCTAATTGGTCATAAACCATTTGTGCTAAATCCCAAGCAGACTCTTTAATTGCAGCTGCAATAACAGATGTATAGTTACCAAAAGGACTGTCAGGGGTAGTGGGGAAATCTGCACCAAAAAACTCTTCTGAAGTTGCATCAGAATATATTGCATCTCGTATTTCATTAAATGTTTTAGTTACAAAACCTGTGGGTGTAACACCTGCCATTTTATATTCCTTATTTTAATATTAAGAAGATGACAAAGCTACATCTGTAAACTCATCACCCTCTTCTGTTTTAACTGTATAATTGTAAATATATTCTCTATTTTCACGATCAAAGGTGTAGCCACTAGATACTAACTCTGTCACCCAATCTTTATTCTTAATATAATTATCTAAAGTATCTTTAATATAACTTTCTTTATTGGGTATATTATCACTTAGTAACCAAGAGATACTTCCACTTAAACCACCCTCTCCAGTGTTAATATAAGGAATACCTTCATTAATATCAATAAACCACTCACCTAAGTTGATAGTCATACCAATTCTTAATTGTTGTTGCCTTTGTTTACCACCTGAAACTGTTTCCAAACCACCTGAGATATCAAGATCTCCTGTTTTGTTATCTATTAAGAAATCCATTTTCACCTCTTATGAAATTGAAATACATATCCCATCTACAAATTCTAATGTTACCCCACTTTGTGTAACCACTGTACCTGTAGCACCATCCCCAGCATGTAACTTAGTTGCAGAGAACTCTTTATCACTGGTAGCATTACCTCCTCCAACACCTTGTATAACCCCTTGGAAGATTGGAGCTGATGTTACCCCTGTTACATCTAAAAGACCATCTACAGTTGATTGAGGGGCTGTTACAGTGAAGGCATCTGTGTTAATATTATGTTCTGTGGAGTTTTCTTCTCTCGTAGTGGTATTAACTGTTGAAGTATTATTG